AGATTGATTGAAGAAGGTAAAATTTTATTAAATGATGAAAGAATCATATCCGAATTGATGTCTTTCGTATCTAAATCAAACACCTACAAGGCTGATGACGGCCAGCATGACGATTTGGTAATGAGTTTGGTGTTCTTTGCTTGGCTAACTCGACAAGAATATTTTGCTGATCTGGTAGAACAGGCAAAATTTAACTACGAAGAAGCATCCAAGCCAGAAGATGATAACATTTTATTCATACCAGACCAAAGAAATGACGAGGATGGAGAAGAATTTGTTTCAGGAGGAGCTGTGTGGTACCCTACATAATAATGCTCAATATTTTTTAGAAAAGGGATCCTAAATGCCATCACTCAGCTCTTTTGTCAGTTCAAACCAATATTTTACCGAAAGTACCACCTTACCGCTATACGCCGGTATGATTCTCGGTAGCCCATATAATTCCGGCTTTACATTCGATGGTACTTCTGGTGCAGCTGGATCTGATCCGGGTGGTTTATTTGGCTGGTTAACATATTCCAGAGCATATCTTTACGGAGCAACCCCAAAGGGATCCACTACGTCCCAATATATTCTTTATACTACTCCCCAAGATTTAATTGGAGATTTGAATAAACTATCTGGAATTACATCTTGTTTAATTTCAAATCCAACAGACGGTGGAACTTATGGATTTTTTGTTACTAATGGAACTGTGGATAATGTCGTAAGAGTCGTACCACAAACACCAGGAACCGATTTGCTGCACGCTCTATCATATCTGGCATATGGTGGCAATCTTGTTCTTGTTGGTGAACCTTCTGGTTTTGATTCCTATATTACTGATAGTGAAATTTATTTGGATCTTGTTATCGGAAAAGAAGGTAACACTTCAGCATGTCAGTGGTTGATTGACCAGCCATACACTGCAGGCGTATTCCCAACGATTCCTGCAAATAGTGGCTCACTTTCCGGTTATACTGGAGCTGGATATACGATGGCGGATTATGCTACACTTTTTAATGATGCTACTCTTGTAACAGGAACAACCGTTGCAAATAGAATCTTTAATGTTTATGGTGTAAAAACCGTTACTGATTTGGATACAACCACTCTATTAAGCAATAGCAAACTTACTTACACCATTCCTGCAGTCGGGGACGTGGGTGGATTTTTTACAAGATCTAAAAATAGAAAAGAACAATATCTAACAGTTGCCGGTGTTGATCGTGCAACGGTTCTTAACGGTAATGTTGTAAATCCTATTAATTGGACTGATTCTCTAAAGAATACATTTAGAACAAATAGAGTAAATTTCTTTGTAAATTACAATCCCAAATTTTTAGGAAGTGATTTAACAGGAGCTACTGCAAGCGCTACTTTTAGTTCGGATGATCGTATAGGACCGTCAAGATTAAAGTCAGCTTTACAAGAAATGATTACGCAGATTGCGTTGAAATACCTCTTTGATATCAATAACGCCTCTACGCGAGCCCAAGTAACAGCAGAAGTGGAGACCGGACTAGATCCATTTGCTCCGTATATTGATACCACACAAACTCAAATTTTGTGCGATGCTACCAACAATCAAGATAATAGTTCTTCCTTAACAATTGAAGTCGTAATCAAGCCGATTTACAGTATTGACAGTTTTGCAATCAATATTACTCTAACACAATAATGCCAGCAAACAATAATAGCATAATTTCATTTAAGGATGGATTCAATGGTGGAACGAGGTCTAATAGATTCGTCGTTACTCCAACATGGCCTTCTACTATAAATGTGACTTCTGCTGATTCTCAGTTTAAAATTGTTTCCGCATCTTTACCGGCAGTTCAGGTCAATACGATAACTGTTCCATATCGTGGAAGAAATATCACATTTGCAGGGGATCGTCAATACAGTACATGGTCTGTTGGAATTTATGATGATAACAATACAGAAAATCTGTGGAAGGCCATGCACAAATGGTCGGAATACATGGATGGCCACTACACACACTTAGTGAAAAATAACGATTATTCGTATCAAGGTTTTCAAACCACATGGAACATCAAACAACTTGGCCCAAACGGTGACATGGACAGTCCAATCAAAACGATTTATCTTTATAAATGTTGGCCATCAGTTGTAGGTGAAATCAATTTAAACATGGGTGAAGTAAACTTTGTTGGGTTTAGCGTTACACTTACTTTCGATTACCTAAAAATTCAGGATAACTATAATAGCTGATATGCTCAACAACTTTAAAGAAAACTTCTTTGGTGGAACCAGAGCAAACAGATTTAGGATAAATGGATCATTTCCTACTGGTGGTGGTTTTACTGATTTTCACGTAAGAGCCACACAGGTTCCCAGTGTTTCCAGTAAAACAATAAGTTATGACTATTTTGGAAGAAAATACCACTATCCCGGAGAAAAGGATTACGGAACATGGTCGTTCCAAGCATGGGATGACACCGGTAATAATAATATTTGGGGACAGATTCAAAGGTGGCAAGATCTTATCAATAACCACGATACGAATGTTTCTGCAATAAATGCAGATGCATATAAGGCTTATAACTGGTCGATTCAGCATTTAAATTTAAATGGTGAAGATGGTGAAAATCCAATTCTAAAAGAATTTATTTTGCATGGATGTTGGCCTGCCGGTATCCAACAAGTAAGTCTAAACATGAGTAATCCAAACCAGTTAAATAGTTTTAACGTCATCATAGTGTTTGATTACATTGAAATTAGAAATGTGACACAAAGGAATTAATATATGGAAATCGAATTATTTGGATTTGAATTTGGAAATAAGAAGAAAGATACAAAAGAAGGCAAGTATGAAAATGCCATGCAGTCTTTTGCTGCTCCAGAAGTATATGATGGCACAGTAACGGTTGAGGCAGGTGGATTCTTTGGCACGGTTCTGGATTATGCCACAACCATGCGGGATGAGCAGCAATCCGTAATTCAATACAGAAATATGTCTGTATACCCAGAGCTGGACAATGCTATTGATGAAATTGTCAATGCTGCAATTGTTCCGGGCAGCGACCACAAACCAGTAAAATTAAATCTAGATGATTGTCCTATATCAGAAAATATTAAGACAAAAATTTATAAAGAATTTGATAGAGTCTTGCATCTTTTGGATTTTAATCATAGATCTTACGAGACATTTAGACGCTGGTATATTGATTCAAAAATTTATTACAATATCGTAATAGATAAAGATCTACCAACCGATGGAATAAAGGAAATGATTCCTATCGACCCTCTTAAGATCAAGAAAGTAAGAAAACTTAAAAAAGAAATGGGGAAAGGTCCCGGTGATGCTCCCCCAGTTCAATTGATCAAAGAAATCGAAGAATTTTACGTTTATACGAATACGGATAAAGACAGTTATATAATGACAGGCCCACAGGGCTTAAATCTGTCGTTAGATAGCATTGTATATGTCCCATCTGGCCTCGTTGATCTAAACTCAAAGAGAGTATTGGGATATCTGCATAAGGCAATTAGACCACTTAACATGTTGCGTCAGATGGAAGACGCTTTGTTGGTTTATCGTATTGCAAGAGCGCCAGAGCGCAGAGTATTCTACGTAGACGTTGGCCAGCTGCCAAAGCAAAAGGCCGAGCAATATATGCGAGACATGATGAGCCGTTTCCGCACTCGACTTATCTATAACCAAGATACCGGAGAAGTTCGGGACGAAAGAAAGTTCATGTCTGTATTGGAAGATTACTGGCTTCCAAGAAGAGAAGGTTCTCGTGGAACAGAAATTAGTACACTACCGGGTGCTCAATCACTTTCACAAATTGAAGACGCAGAGTATTTTAAAAAGAAATTATACGGTTCTTTAAACGTTCCTTTAAGCCGTCTACAACCCGAAACCAATGGTTTTAACATGGGTCGTTCAACGGAAATTACAAGAGAAGAAATAAAGTTCTATAAATTTGTTGACAGACTCCGTTTCCAGTTTTCAAAATTATTCATGGATACACTTCGAGTTCAATTGCTTCTGAAGGGCGTCATGACAGAAGACGACTGGAAAGAGCTAAAGAGTGACATAAAGATTGTATTCAATACCGATAATTATTTCTGGGATCTCAAAGAAGCAGAAATTTTGTCTGAGCGCATTAAGATGCTTTCTTTTGTTGAACCTTACATCGGAAAGTATTTCTCAACAAAATACGTCAAAACACAGATTTTGCGTTATTTGCCAGAAGAATTGAAAGAACTAGAACAAGAAATGGCAGAAGATCGTGCGAGGTTGCAACAAGAGCAAGCCGCACTTCTTGCACAACAACAAGCCGCAGGAATACCACCAGAAGGACAGTAAATGGATACGAATGCTTTGCTTTTAAAACATGGTCTAGAAAGTCTTATTGCAGAAAATGACAGTGCTTTCAAGCAAAAAATTAGTCAGGCTCTAGCACTGAAGCTTAACAATTCTTTTAAAGAAATAAAAGAAAATGTTTCGCAAAAATTGCTATTTCAAACTCTTGCGACCGATACTACGCCGGAATTAAATGAGTTTGTTGATTTTATTCAAAATTTTAAATCAGGAAATTATACATTTAAAAATGGTTCTATTATAAATATTTCAGAATCAGAGGTAGAAGAATTAAAAGGATTGTTTGAATCCCTGAGCCCAAAAAATAGACAAAAAATGGTGTCAGAAATTTTTAATAGCGGAATTATATTCAAGCAACACATCGAATTCTCTAAGAAAGCCAAAAAACTATTATGAAAAACAATATCAGAGAAATGTTAAAGAACGTTATAGAGGAAAATGCCGTAAATTTTAAATCTCATACATCTAAGGTTCTTTACACGAAGGTCGGCAAAAGACTTCAAGAACAATACAAGACTGTTGCAAAAACAATCATGGGCAAAAAGGCAGAATAATGAAACTAATCACAGAACTCAATGAAGACATAAAATACATCAAGGAAAACGTCGGAAACGGTGAAAAAGCATATTTCATCGAAGGCGTTTTCATGCAATCTGGTGTAAAGAATCGCAATGGCCGCATTTATCCACAGGGAACCTTGCTCAAGGAATGCAAGCGCTATATCACTGAGTATGTGAACAAAGGTCGTGCTTTAGGTGAGCTAAACCACCCATCAGGGCCAACCGTAAACTTGGATAGAGTATCGCACATCGTCAAGGAATTGAAC